CAAAGCTTGCAAAGACATACCCAGAGAAGTCTCCTGAAGAAATCAGGAGTTTGAGATATGCTATTTCTACTTCCCAAGCCAAGAAGAACATGGACACTTCAAGATCAGACAAGAGGTATGGTGTTGAGAGATGATGGAGAAACCTGATTTAGAGAGCAGAAAAAAAGGTCCAAGGAAGCCATCTCAATTAGCACAGAAGGCAAAATTGGATAGATTAATCGCTCAAATCAGGGCAAAAAAAGAACGTGAATCTAACTAAGCACCAAAAACAATTAATAGTAGTAAGTATAGTTACTACAGGAATAATTACTGTTCTTTCTCAATGTACAAAAATATCAGAAAATAGTCTGTGGGATATCTTTGATGAGATTCAAAGAAAATATTTTCCACAGACTATTTTTAATGAACTGGTTATCAAAGACCCTCAAAAATTGTCCAGAAGAGTTGAGAGGGATGTTGATAGGGCTATTAGGGACTATGAGCACTGGGAGTCCTCTCTGCCCCCTAGAATGACCAACAAGACCATCTTAAAGGGTCTGGAGTCTCCAAGGTTCTCTGGAACCCAGAGATTGATCGTGAGAGATGCTATCTATTATGAATGCCCTGGAGACATCATGGGCATCAGAGGAGTATGGGTTGACAAAGACCCCAACTGTGATTAGAATCACTCTGTTAAGGGTGAAAGATAAATAATAGCTCATAAGATGTTTAAGTATGAGTTATGATAATCCTTGGAAGTATCAAGGAAAGGCTTTTGAATCAGAAGATATTCAAGACAACTTTGGATTTGTTTATCTTATTACAAATAAAATAAACTCAAAACAATATATTGGAAGGAAGTATTTTTGGCAGTTTAGAACGCCAAGAGGAAAAAAAAGAAAAGTAAAACAAGAAAGTGATTGGAAAAATTATTATGGGTCTTGTCCAGAACTTAAAGAAGATATCATCAAGTATGGTAGAGAGAATTTTGTTAGAGTTATTCTCTCATTACATAAAACAAAGGGCAAAACTAATTTTGAGGAAACAAGACAACTCTTTGTCAACAACGTCCTCACGGAATCTCTTGACAATGGAGAACCAGCATTCTACAATAGCAATATCCTCAACAGATATTTCAGAAAAGATTATTATGAATCAACTCCAATTCAAGCAAATGTGTCAGCAGAGAGTTGATAATATTATAGATCGAATGCATGACTTGTGTGCAGAAGGTAGGTCAGATGATGCTGCAGCACTATATGCAGAAATTCGAGATTGGATCGTTAATAATACTGAAATTGAGGTAATGTCCTTAGACTACATTAATGGTATGTTAGAGGACAATAAATAGTCACTCATTATGATTCTTATTATGAGTCTTTGATAATGAAATAGAGCCCAGGAGATTGCCCCTTGAAAAAGGGGAAGTGCGCTTTCTCTATTGGGATGTAGAGTTCAATCAATTTTAATGCTTTTTAAAACAATTTCAATTCTTGCCTTTGGTCTTGTCGGATTAGCACCCGTAACAGCAAAGGCAGCAAGCGGATGTTCCCTTGCTTCACATTATGGAATAGGTGATGGATATCATGGACAAACTACAGCAAATGGAGAAGTCTATAATGCATATGGTTTAAGTGCAGCACATAGGTCTCTTCCATTTGGCACTAAATTAAAAGTTACTAACCAGGGAAATGGTAAGTCTATTATCGTAAGAATTAACGATAGAGGACCATATATTTCTGGTAGATCTCTTGACTTGTCCTATGGAGCATTTAGTAAAATTGCATCTCCTAGACAAGGGGTTGCCAGTGTGTGTTATTCAATGCTATAATGCATATGCTTGACAACTGAATATTAGGGAGGTTATAATCCTCCCATGAATATGCGGGTATAGTTTAGGGGTAAAATGCCATCCTTCCAAGTTGGAGTCACCAGTTCGAATCTGGTTACCCGCTCTCTAAATACGTAAAAAATGAAAAAGAAAAAATTTAACGAACTTATACAAAAACCATTAAGGTTTCATCACCAAGATATACATGAAGAACTTGACGAAATTAAAAGGATGATTAACGATGTTAAAAATCAGATGCAAGAATTGCAACACAGAATTACAAGCACACCCAGTTCAGACTAAGTGCTGTGGGTGTGAAAACATGACTAGGATTTATGGGGAAAACATTGGAGCAATGGATTTAAGCCTTGTAGAAATCATATCTCCAGGGTATAATAAGAAAAGCACAAACAGAGTGCTTTCAAATGAAGACCTTGCTTTTCAAGAAGCAAGAAAAAATCGTAAAGTTAGAAAATTGGAGTTTGAAGTTAAATGAGTTGGGAATCCCCAAAGTTATCAAAAAGCGACATTGAGTTGGTTACATTAGCATTGGATGACTACATATATTATTCCAAACAAGATGGAATAGATGTCCAAGAAGCAGAAAGAATATTGTTGAGGTTAAATGACCACTTGCAAAAATTCTAAATGGACCAACACACCTATGATAATTGGGTGAAGATTAAAGAAACATTTGAAAAATCTGGTAATACAGATAATATGTTTTACAAACGAGCATGTGAAATAGTTAAAACAAAAGTAGATCCAATGCAAAAATTTCTTTCTTGGAATCATGAATAAAAGCAACATTAACACTAAAGTTAAATTTTCAAAAGATCAAAAATCTATACAATTTAATAACAAATATAAAGATATAAAATTTCCTTCAGACAAAGAGTTAATTGAACTCTATACCAACCACGAAGAAGGTTGTTAATTCTTGATGGGGGTATAGCTTAATGGTAGAGCGGCCTGCTTATAACGGGTTGGTCTGGGTTCAATTCCCAGTATCCCTATTGTCCCGGTTATGACATAAAACTAAGCCCTGGTCGGGAAAGAACCCCCTTTAGTCATGGAGAGACTTTAAAAATCCTGGTGGAGTCAATATGACCCCTTAAGGTTTCTTGCTTCCTTCAAGAGCAAGTGGTGCGGATGGAGGTTACTCCCGCCTGGTTTCCAATTTCCAGTCAAAGAATTGGTGGCGAGCCTGAGTTACTAAAAGTGAGTTGCATAAACTCACTTTTTTTTGTATAATAAAGAAAAATATTTTTGGATATGCAAAAATTATATTTTTATAATAATTATCACTATGGAGATTGTTTGGTCTCTTTGCATTTTTTACATCATTTAACTCAAGTAAATGATATTGAATGTGAATTTATTTGTAACACTTCATACCATAATCAATTGAATGAATTTATATCATTAAATTCAAAAATTAAACTGGGGAATCTTCCTGAAAGTTCTATAAATTCTGTAGATTTAAGGACTCATTCTGGTCCAAATCGTGCTATTAATCTTTGGTGTTGTCCATCACTTCAAAGAATGTGGGGAAATGATCCAAAAACATTTCCAGCATATTCTAAAAATTTTCCAGATCTTTTAGATCTTGGGACGATGTTAATTGAAATATGGAAATTTGTTTGTGAAACTAATGATTTGGTTTTTCCATTTAAGGACACTAATGATATTATTTTTGATGAGGAAATTTTACTTCAAGATACACTAACATCTAACTATGATTTTCTTATAGTTAATAGTTATTGCACTAGTGGTCAGATGAAAATAGACTATGAGCAACAAGATGATTTGATGAGACAAATTATCAATTTACTTCAAGAACATAATAAGACTTTTATCACGACACAAAAACTTGATAACTTTGAGTGTACAACAGACTATGGATTATCTTTAGTTGGGATAGGACAGTTATCCAAAAGATGTAAAGTTCTTCTTGGTGTTCCAACAGCTCCTCTTTGGATATCTCTAAATAAATGGTCACTAGAAAACTGTATTAAATTTGTAAATTATACACATGATATAGTTGGATATGACTTTAAAGATAAGACTACAAATATCAGTGATTTAGATGAATTGTATGAAGAAGTTTGTAATTTAATTGAACAAGTATGAAAGCAGCAGTATTAGTTGAAATTGATGCACCTCTTGCAGTTAAAGAAGTAGAACTTACTGAACTAAAAGTTGGTCAAGTATTAGTTAAAGTTCTCATGAGTGGATTGTGTGGCGCACAACTTCATGAGATTAGAGGTCATAAAGGAAATGCAAAGTTCCTTCCTCACTTAATGGGACATGAAGGGTGTGGGATTGTAGAGGAAGTTGGTCCTGGAGTCACTACAGTCAAGGTTGGTGATAAGGTTGTGATGCACTGGCGTCCTGGATCTGGCATTGAGGCACCATTCCCATCATATGTGATGGATGGTAAATCTATGAGCAGTGGTAAAGTTACCACTCTTAGCGAGTATTCTATTGTTTCTGAAAATAGATTAACGACAGTTCCTCAAGATACCCCACCAGAACTTTGTGCTGTTCTTGGGTGTGCTCTCACAACTGCTATGGGAATCATTGACAATGAGGTTAATCTTAAGTTTGGTGAAAGTGTAGCAGTTGTTGGATGTGGTGGTGTTGGTTTAAATTTGATTCAGGCAGCATCTATGAAGAGTGCTTGTCCAATTTATGCTATTGATAATAATGTAGAAAAAAGAGAACTGTGTTTTACTGCAGGAGCAACTACATTTACTGATAAAGTAAAAAATGTTGATAAAGTAGATGTAATTATAGACACAACTGGAATTCCAGAAGTCATTACCAACTGTATTAGTAAGTTATCTAATAATGGGAGGATG